CCCTGGATGATCCATTGGTCACCCAGGTCCGCGCCGCGCAGGTCCGCGCCGCGCAGGTACACGTCGCGCAGGTCCGCGCCGCGCAGGTCCGCGTCGCCCAGGTCCGCGTCGCGCAGGTACGCGCCGCCCAGGTCCGCGCCGACCAGGTCCGCGTCGCGCAGGTACGCGCCGCACAGGTCCGCGCCGACCAGGTCCGCGCCGCGCAGGTCCTCGACAGTTCTCAAAACGACATCTGTGTAACGATGCTTGATCTCAATCATGGTCTGCCCTTTCATACCGCCAGTGCGAGGAGGAACCCTGCGGCGAACATGCCGCAGAGCAGGATCAGGTATTCGGTGCGGGAGATGGTCATTTCGCGGCGCCGAGGAAAATCGCCGCCTCATCGCCTGGCACGAAGCAATAACCACTACCCTTCACCGCGCCACCATACCACGTGCCGTTCCACCCCAGTTTTGCGGCAAGCGCGCTGGCGGCCTCCGTGTGGTTCTCATCGATGTTCAACCGATGATCCCAGCTTATGGTCAGGCTGCCTGCCTCACACGTGGCTTTTACGCGCGCCCCGCGCACGTTGCCCGGTCCGAAATACTTCGTTGTGATTGCCTGTCGCATGCATGCCATTGTCTCGATCCCCTTGTTGTGGTCTCATCAGGCGCCGCTTGACGGCGCGAGGGGCGAGGGTGCCCCTTTCGACCTTCAGCGCGCGTGCTTCCTCTCGTCCCGTTCAGACTCCCAGCGGTCGCGCCTGATCCAGCGAATGTCCAGGACGGGTGCTTCCGCGCCATAACCGTAAAGCACTTCCCTGGCCGTCGGGTTGGCGTCAAACACCGCCTTGATCGCGGCTTCCGGTCCGGCGAACGGCCCCATGCACTTTTTCGGCTGGCGCGTCGGCTGCGCCCAATATTGACGTGACATCTCGTATCCCCTTGGTTTGTGTCCTTGCACGCCTCCGAGGCGGGTAGGACCGGAGTCCGCCCGCCGTAAGGTCGATGTTGAGAAGGCTAGGCGCTGCGCTGGCGCGACAACTCATCGCGGACCGCTCCTGTGGTTTCCCGCAAGGTCTGATACCAAGGCGACTCCGCCACAACGGTGTTGCCCTCGAAATGGTATCGGCAGGTTTCGTGCGTCGCGGCATCAAGCGCATTTAGGATCGCGACAAGGCGATTGCCCGATATGGCTAGATTGATTGTCTTGTCCGCTTCATTGTCCGGAGCGGCGAGTTGTTCCCGTGTCATTCTGTTTCCCTCGTTTGGAGGCACGCCATATGCCTCTCAATGCCTTAAGACGGGTAATGCCGAAGCATGCCCGCCGTAAAGCCAATGTTGATTGCGTTTAGCTGCGCCCGATGGCATCGCCATAGGCTTTGCGCGCATCCTCGCGAGCGTCATAGAGCCTGCGGAGCTCGGTTCCTGGGTCGCCTTTGCCTTGCGCGGTGTAGCGCACATCGCCAGCGCGCTTGCCGAACAAGCGCTTAAGCTCCATCGACCACGCGTCATTGGTGGTTTGTGCAGCGACGTGCTCCGGGCTGCCGAACTTGAAATCTGTCGCCATCTCGTATCCCCTTGGTTGGTGGTCCTTGCACGCCCTCGAGGCGGGTAGGACCGGAGTCCGCCCGCCATGGGAACGATGTTGCGAAGTCCCTAGCTGCCGACGTAGAAATACCAACGGTCGTCATCGCCCTTGTATAAGCGGCCGGAGCATGTGCCTTGCTCGCAAAGGCGCTGATAGTCCTTATAATCGTCCGCAACTTCCATTTCGCGGATCTCGGCGGCCACGTCTTGACACATGATTGCCTGCAGGTCGTCATCGGACCAGGCTGCAATCTCTTCTTCCGACCACGCACTATATTCGCCGAAATGTGCGCGTGCGGCATCTCGCATGTCGTCGGTTGTCAAGAGCGGATGCTCGGCGCCATACTCTCTCGAGTTGTTCCAAGTGATCTTGCCAGCGTCTTGGCCGTGCTCTGCCTGGCTACCCGACAAGTTAACCATGTCGTCACGGTCGTCCACCATGTGCGTTACATCGAGTTCCATCGTATTCCCCTCATCGTTGCTGACGTGTGTAGTGTGTCACGTGTGTGGAGTCGGTGCAAGCGGGTTGTGATCACGAATTGTTACGGCGCTCCACGTGCTCTTTCAGCACGATGCCGAGCGCGGCAAGCGCCATGAGGTGGTTCAGGAGGTTGAGGGCGTCGAATGTGATCACGAATTGTTACATGTCTTTGGTGAACGGCACGCCGTTCTCGCGACACCACTTCTCACGGCCCGCCTGGATGAGGTTGGACCATGCCTTCGCGCCCCACGGATACGCCGCCGGCGGCTTCAGGAGTTCCGCGAGCTGGGCCGCGAGCTCGTGGTCGCCAGCTTCCTCGAGGTCGTGGCCGATCCGCGCTTGCGCCGCGCGCGCGAGGCTCAAGGTCTCGTGGCGTTTGCGCTGTGCTGCTTCCTTCGCATCTTGCGCACGGCGCCGCGCTACCGCGTCCTTGTAGGCCAGGGTGTCCAATAGCGCGAAAGGATAGGGCCCGCCGTCCGGAGCGCGCGGGAAGCCGAGGCAGTAGGGATGCTCTGGTCCAAAATGGGTTGAAAAATTGGGCTGCCCATAGAGCCTCAGATCCGGCCGGAGGCGCGCCGTCTCGAGCGTCAGGACGGTCGGGGCCTCTGCCATCGCCTTTGGCATCAGCGTGAACGCCAGCCTCTCCAGGCGGGCCGGCAGGTCCATGGGCAGGCGGTGCTTGCCGAGTTCCCAGTTCACCAGCGTCTTGCGCGATACCCCGAGATGCTCCGCCAGGTCGGCTTGGGTTACTTTTCGCTGTCGACGCCATAAAAGCAGGTCATTTTGGTTCATAGATCATTTCCCTTCATTTCGAGGCGAAAAATCTGCCCATATGGATCATCGAATGGCCTCCATGGGAAGGGGTAAAAGAGAACGCTTCGATCACTTCCCCGCGATCAGTGGTAGTGGGGTGACTTTTTGGCCTCAAGGGCAATAGTATGAAGAATAGTTTGAAGTGGCTGCGCTGCAGCGTTTTCGCGTGTTTTGAGGATCTAATACGCGGACGGAAAACATAAGGCCTAGGGGCGGAAACACAAAAGGGAAGATGTTCTCTTTTGTGTTTTGAGGCATAGGGTATATTGTTTTGAAACTTTATTTTATATAATAGAGTTAGTAACTGCCTTTTCTCTTTCTTTTCAATGGGATGGTGGCTAATCCGGAGAAACGACTTAACTAATCATGTGGAGTTCGTGGAGCTTAATAACCTACCATCGTACCTCACGACGTCATCTGGATACCTCCCGAAGTCAATTACATACCTCTTAATGTTTTACTTTAACTCGGGAGAGGGCCGAGGGGACGGGGGAAAAGTGGAAAATTTATTCCCCTTTCTACCTACCGCCGTAATTTTAAAATTTGACCCACTTGACATAATACTTAAACCCCCATATATGCCTTCACACTACCCAATACAAAGGAGATAAAATATGGTTGCAAAGGTACGACAAATTCTACTCATTGATCCCGCAGTGCTTGAAGAGGCAATTTCACTGCTAAAGCATGAAAATGAGGAGACCATCCAGAGGTTCATGCGTAAAGCAATTGCGGCAGAAATTGATAGGCGTAAAGGGGGGCCAGTAGTACAAACAAAGGAGAAGCGTAGTTCGTACCCTGCTATGCACTCAACAACTTACACCCCAATGCCCTCACCCGGCGCTGTGCAGGAGAGTGAAGAAGATTTCATCGAGCGGTTGGAGACCGGGCGACGGCTGCGTGACGAAGCGGAGATGGAGGCTATCCGCAAGGCACAGCCCAAGCCCGTCAAGAAGAACACCCCCCTGCCCCCCGAGGACCACTACGCCATCCCCGAGGATGTCCTGCGGGAGGAAGCGGAGACGGCGGCCGCGCACAAGAAGCAGTTCGCCCTGCCGCCGCGCAAGGGCGCTGCGCCGCCGGACGACGACATCCCCGCCTTCCTCAAGCGCGAGAACCTGCAGCGCGGCTGAACGAAAAACCCCGCCTCCGGATGACGCCGGGGGCGGGGTGGAGTCCAAGGGGGGTTAGTCCTCACTCCCTAGCAGGCTCTCGCGCCGCGGGCAAGGGCAGTGTCTCGATCCGCGAGGCCCAGCCGTTGATGTCAAAGTGCACCCGGTGGTGGCGCCCGTCGACGATGATGGAGATGGCGCTCCGCCCCGGCGCCCCCTCCCGGACCCCGCGTAAAAACTCCAGCTCGATGCCTCCACGCACGTGAACGCTCTGTGGTCGCACGCTCCACACGTCCATGGGTCAGCCCTCCTGTCTTGACACCCGCGTGATCTTGCCCCCATCTCTGGGCGGACGCAACAACCGGATTGGAGACCACATGTCCTTGCACCCCTCGACCTTCGAGTACCTGAAACCAACCGACCCGCAGGTCGCCGCCATGGCACGCGTGCGCTCGGCAGCGAAGCAGTACGCTGAAGTCCTGGACGAAGTGCTGCCCGAGGGTCCGGACAAGACCTTCGTGATGCGCAACCACCGATCGAACGCCATGTGGGCAAACGTGGCGATTACCAGGCAGCCGGATGGCACGCCTCGTTAAACCGGTTCAATGAACGAGATGTCGACATGCCCCTTCTGACCCACGCCTTCAACTCCACCGCGATCGCGGACGCGACCTACGACACCGACACGCAGGTCATGCAGGTGACGTTCACGTCGGGCAAGACCTACACGCACGAGATGGTGCCCGAGGCGGAGTGGGACCGCTTCTGCACGGCGTCGTCGGCGGGCAGCTACTACGGCTCCAACATCAGGGGAAGGTACTGACATGTGGCAGCTGCACGACACGATCGAGGGCGGCATGGTGCTGGAGTGGCGCCCGCCCGCCGCCGATCGTGTCGCCCATCCCCACACGACGCTGACCGCGCGCGAGGAGCTGAGTGGCGTGCAGTGGCTGCTGATCAGGAAGCAGTTCGAGAACATGGGCATCAGACCGGTCAGGTCATGACGGCACCCGATCGGGACAAATTGAAGCTGCTTCGTGTTCCGCAACGCATGCCGACGCGCGAGATGCTGATCGGCACATTGCAGAAGCTGGAGGGCGTCAAGACGCTGCTCGTTATCGTGGAAGATGAGGAAGGTATATGGATCATGCACGAACGTGACACCACCCTCGAGCGCCTCAATTGGATGGTGGATCGTGCCAAGCGGCTGTTGCATGATTAAGCCCGAGTCCGAGCAGGAAGCGCTGATCTATCGCCTGGGGCTGGACAACCGGCTGGCGCATGAGGCGCTGTTCGGGCACCGGCATGCCAACGCGACGCCGCCGTTCCACTATGACATGATCGACGAGCTGCACTCGGAGGCGCCGCGCATCGCGCACTGGGCGTTCCGCAACGCGGCCAAGACCACGCGGGCCGAGGAGGCGATCATCATCAAGGGTCTCTATCGGCGGCATCACAACATGCTGCTGATCGGCGAGAGCGAGGAGCGCGCCGCGGAGCGGCTGGCGGCCATCAAGTTCGAGTTCGAGTACAACGAGCACATCGAGGCGCTGTTCGGTCCGATGGTCGGAGCCAAGTGGCACGAGACCTTCGCCGAGCTGTCCAACGGGGTGGTGATCCAGGCCAAGGGGCGAGGGCAGTCGCTGCGCGGCACCAAGCACCTCGAGCACCGCCCCGACTTCGTGCTGATCGACGACATCGAGAACGAGGAGAACGTCGCCAAGGTCGAGTTCCGCGATGCGACCGAGACCTACATCGTCCGCGTCGTCATCCCTGCGATGGCGTCGCATGGCTGCCCGGTGCGGGCACTGCTCAACATGCTGGACCCGGACTGCCTCGTGGTGCGGCTCTCCAAGCGCAGCGGATGGGTGGTCAAGAAGTATCCGATCGAGTCCGTCGCGCTCGACGGCGCCCGCGCGCCGCTGTGGCCGGACAAATTCCCCTTGACCGAGATCGACAAGATCAAGACCGAGTTCGAGGAGGCCGGCCGGGCCAACGAGTATCAGCAGGAGTACATGGGCGAGGCGATGGACCCCTCGGCGCGCACGTTCGCCTCGACGAATATCAAGGTCGAGGCGATGGTGAGGACATGGCACCCGACCTGGGCGATGTACGATCCGGCGCGGAGCGTGGGCGTCAAGAGCGCGCACACCGGCAAGGTGGTGTTCTCGTGGGTTGGGACAAAACTGATCGTGTGGGAGGGAGACGGACAGCTATGGATGCCGAGCGAGATCATCGAGGACATGTTTGCGACATCATCGACCTACAATCCCATCGAGATCGGCATCGAGAAGACCGGACTCGAGGAGTTCATCATGCAGCCGTTGCGGACGGAGATGGTCCGACGCCACGAGATATTGCCGCTTCGGGCTATGCAGGCGCCGACGGGGAAGCTCTCCTTCATCAAGTCGTTGCAGCCATACTTCAACAGTGGGGAGGTGATCTTTGCCAAGGACTTGCCGATCTTGAGGCAGCAGCTGTTGAGCTTCCCGACCGGCAGGATTGACGTTCCCAACGCGCTGGCCTACGCGCTGCGCATGCGACCGGGGTTGCCGATCTATGAGAATTTTTCACAGCGGAACGTCAAAGAGGATCTTCTACCGGTTCGATCGACGGGCTCTTACCTGGTACTCGGGGCGACACGACAGTACACCACGGGCGTGCTGGTGCAGGTTTCGGGTTCGGGGATACGTGTGTGCATGGACTGGGTTCTTGAGGGCGATCCCGGCAACACACTCCAGGACATCCTCGCGGAGACAGGTCTATTATCCAACGGCAAGCCTGCCATATTCGCTGGCTCCCAGCACTGGGCGGCCTACGACACCATCGGACTGCGAGCCGCCTGCCGGCGGTTGAACGTCACGCTGCGCACCGCGGGCGATCCCGTGCTCGGCCGCGAGGAACTCAGGAAAAAGATCGACGCCCTGGCGCATGGCGCGCCGGCGTTGCAGGTCTCGCCGAAGGCGCGATGGACCCTGAACGCGTTCTCGGGAGGCTACGCGCGCAGCCTGCCCAAAAGCGGGCAGGTGTCCGACCTCGTGGGTACCGCCGACGACGGACCCTACAAGACGTTGATGGAGGGCCTGGAAGCCTTCGTCGCCGTCCAGGCGGCCGGGCTTGCGGGGGATGGCACGGACGTGCGAAACTACAGTATCGACCCCGTTACCGGCAGGAAGTACCTGTCGGCCAAACCGACGGTACATGCTGGTGGCCAAGAGATCAAGATCACGGAAGCCTAGCCTCAAGGTCGTGCAGGGGGGTGATCAGCCGCCGGGCTCCGCCGCGCCGCAGGACGGCATGACTCCGGAGAGTAATGACACGGAGGACGACGCTGCCGAGCGCGCCGAGCAGGAGGAGCGCAAGGAGGCTGCGCGGGAGCGCGACGACGAGCTCTGCAACGACGTTAAGATACGCGAAAAAGTCATTGATTTGATGAAGGATGTCACCAAGGGGTTCGAGCAGCAGTGGGACCGCGGCAACGACCAGAAGGACTATTGGGACATCTACGACCTGGTTCCGAGCCCACGGCAGGCCTATTCCGGCAATTCGATGGTCTACCTGCCGATCGTGTGGCAGGCGATCGAGGCGCGCATCACCCGCTTCGTCAACCAGATTTTTCCGCGCTCGCAGCGCTCGGTCGACTGCATCTCGTCCGACGAGAAGCCGTTCGACATCATGGCCCTGCTGGAGCATTACATCCGCAAGGCGCGGCTGCGCACCCAGGTGATGCCGGCGCTGATGCGCAACGGCGACGTCGAGGGGCAGTACAATCTCTATGTCAGCTGGGAGAACTCGTCGCGCTACGTCGTGTACCGCACCAAACCCAAGATCGAGATCGGCGGCGAGGAGGGCGACGAACCGGAGGAAGTGGATGACCCGACCGCTGATGACGAAGACTATGACGTCGAGGAAGTCGAGACGTTCCACATGTCTCCGGTGGTTGAGGTATTGGCCGACGCTGATGTTTGCGTGCTTCCCCACACGGCGAACAGCGTCGGAGAGGCACTTGCGAAGGGAGGTTCAGCGACTGTTATTCGTCGTTGGAGCAAGGCGCGCCTCGAGAAAGCGATCGATGACGGAGAGATCGACAAGGACGTCGGCGAGGAGCTCGAGACGCTGTTTGGCGCCGGCAAGGAAGATCCGGGCGCGCCCGGCCTGAACAAGCAGCATGTCGACGCGGCTGGCATCACCACGGGCTCGGGTGGCGGCAAGGAACTCCATCTCTATGAGACCTGGACCATCCTGAAGGTCGATGGCGACCGCAGGCTCTGTCGCATCTATTATGCGGGCACCAAGAGCAGCGGCACGACGACCGAGGAGATGGTCGCGAGCGTCAAGCGCAACCCCTATTGGAACGACAAGTGTCCGATCCTGTCGGCGCCGGCCAAGAAGATCAGCAACGTCTTCAAGGGCCGTTCACAGGTCAAGCCGGTGGCTGACCTGCAGTATTCGGCGAACGACACTTTTAATGAAGGCATGGACTCCGCAGCCTACGCGCTGATGCCGATCGTGATGACCGATCCTGTGAAAAACCCGAGGGTTGGCAGCATGGTGCTGAACCTCGCGGCGATCTGGGAGACCAACCCCAACGACACCAAGTTCGCGCAGTTCCCTGCGTTGTGGAAGGACGCGCTGACCATCATCGCGCAGATCAAGACCGAGATTTTTCAGATCCTGTCGGTCAGCCCGGCGATGATGCCGCAGTCGAGCGGGTCCAAGGGCGGCAAGCGCAACCAGGCGGAGATCGCGCTGGAGCAGCAGGTCGACGTGCTCTCGACCGCCGACGTGTCGACCAACGTCGAAGACGAGATCCTGACGCCGCTGCTGCGCTGGTTCGTCGATCTCGACTATCAGTTCCGCGACAAGCCGATCACCATCAAACAGTTCGGCCAGATGGGGCTGCGCGCCCAGATGGTCGATGTGCCGATCCTGGAGAACAGCCGCCGCTACGAGTTCCGGTGGTGGGGCGTGGAGGCCGCGCGATCGGCGCAGCAGCAGCAGATCCAGGTGTCGGCCATCAACGTCATCAAGGGCCTGCCGCCGGACTCCTACCAGGGCTACAAGCTCAACATGGTGCCCTTCATCCTGCAGCTGGTCGAGAGCGCGTTCGGCGCCCGGCTGACGCCGGAGGTGTTCACCAACTTGAAGGACCAGCTGACCTTGCCGGCCGAGCAGGAGAACGAGTATCTTGTCGAAGGCTTGGACCTGCCGGTTCACGAACTGGATGAAGACCAGGAGCACATGAAGATCCATCTGAAGGCGATGGTGCAGGGCGATCCGCATGGCTCAGTGCGGCAGCATTTGCTTCGCCACCGCATGCAGATGAACAAGAAGATGCAGATGGCGGCGGCCTCGCTCGCGGGCATGCAGGGCTCACCGGGGGGCGGGGGGCAGCCGGGAGCTGCGGGCTCGCCGCGGCCGGGCGCGCAGCCGATGCCGCCTCGCGGGGGGCAGCAGCCGGCCGGCGCCATCCACAAGGATCAGATGCAGGACCCGGCGGCGGCGCCAAGGAGATGATCATGAAAAAGCTTTTTGCACTTCTCGCGCTGCTGCTTTGCAGCCTGCCGGCGCGTGCGGATGACATCTGGCGCTGCTGCAACATGACGTCGAAGCTCAACATCTCGTCCTCGGCGACGGTCATCAAGCCCGCGTCCGGCAACCTGATCGCGATCACCGTTACGGCCGCGGCATCGACGGCAGGAAGCGCTAATGACTCGGCGACGACAGGCGGCGTTGCAGCGTCAAATTTGATGTTCACCATCCCGGCTACTGTCGGCGTGTACTACGTACCGATGCCCTTTTTAAACGGGCTGGTAATTACTCCGGGATCGGGGCAGGTGATTTCTGTCAGCTATCAATAGGGGTTCGTCATGG